CGATACGGATTAGTCTTCCTTTGCTAGCTTGGCAAAGTAACTAAGGGTGTCCCCTGTATCTTCTTCATCATCGCTGCCTGCCTCAACAGGCTTAAATGCTTCTCTTGGAGCAGCCGCTTCAACAGTGGCCTTTCTTGGAGCCGGTTGGGATTCGCTCAATTCAACCGCTTCCGCAGTTGTAAGGACCTGACCTTCTTCACCGAGAACTTCATACAATTTACGTTTGAGTTCGGCGTATGACTTGTAGTTCTTAGGATCAACAAAGTCCTTGAGTGCGTGCATTGAGTTGTAGATGGCTTCCAACTTAGCTTCATCTCCACCGAAGAGAGGAGCCGCAGGAGCAAACTCTGATTTGTCGTAGTTTCGGTAACCCTCAACATTACGAATCTTGAGCTTAAAATCGGCACCCGACCAGAAGTCGAATGGATTCACTGGCTTCTCATCTTGGAAGGCTGGTTGCATTACATCCAGCATCTTATCGAAGATTTTCTTGCCGAATTTATAGAGGAATACCTTACCTTCGTTGGCTGGATTTGCTGGGTCTGAAATCACGAGGATGTTTGAAACATAGTGAAGACGGCGTTTCTGAGCGCGGGCGACTTCCTTATCCTTCTCATCACCAGAATTCCAGAGCTTGGAATTGAGTTCACCGACCGGGTCTTGCTGACCAATCGAACTGAGAGAGTTCTCAATGTACCAACGACCAGTTGGACCCTTGAAGCCATGGTCCCAGTAACGGACCCACGGGAGTTCCTCACCAGCCTTAGCCGGAAGGAAACGAATAACGGCATAACCGTTACCAGCTTTATCTACGATTGGAGCCCAGATGCGGTCGTCCGTGTAGGATTTCTTCTCGCCGCCACCGGCGACTTTTTGAGCAGCCGCTGTGAGGCTACTGATTGCATTATTGCGATTATTTTTGAGTGCTGCGAATGACATAGTATTTGAGTATGGTTGTATGGTTGACGTATATGATAATATCCTTTATTCCCTATTTGTAAACCTCAAAAGTACGATTTCACGCAACTTTTTTATGTCTACCTTCTGTTTTAGGAATGGCTTGAACTTTAGAACTTTCTTGGAAAACTCGGGCCATAGAATGGTCTCCGTAATCTTTGAGCGTTTCATAAAGCCCACCATAATGTCGAGAACTACCAAGGTTTCAAGCTCAATAGTTTTGTCCATCACCAATGTCGCAATTCGTGGATGAGCTCCATTCTCCGACTTAAATAAGTCATCAAATGCAAGCCCATTACCCTTACAATGCTCCACCAGTCTGTCTACTTGATCGCCAAAGAAATAACTCATTGACTCTATCCGTTTGAGATAGAACTTGTAGTTATCGTCTGCCGATTGTTCAACTAGATTGCCTGCCCAGCACTTACCCGTATCCAAGGATGCAAAGTTCGCAACCAGGAAGTCAATCAAAATTCGTTTGTCGGGATACTTCTTGGCCAACTTAGCAAAGAAGTATTTGTCCTTACGTTGAAAGAACGACTTCTGGGTCGCAGAAGTCTTAAAACTATATTTGAGTGCGTCATAAGAATCGCTCTCAAAATGTAGTTTAACACTATTATATATCAAATATGAGTCCCAGGGCTGCATTTTAGTTTATCAATTTCTTGTTTAATATGATCCCTTAGTCTACATTCAAGGTTAATGATTTGATTGGCGATGTAGTGTTTAAGAGTGGTCTCATAGGAATTACTGCACTCCTTAACAGACATCTGCTCCAAAACCGGAACATGATTTTTTAGAACGGATTCGGCAATCTTTTCCACATACTTATCCAAGGGGTATATACCCGAAACTGTTCCTCTTGTGGCTTGAACTTGAATATGATCCTCGCTATAGGTAATACGTTGCGTGGTTGTTGAATTCCACGTGGAGGGAAACGAAAGACTATTAGCTCCAACAGAATATAGCGATGAGGCGCCGTTAGCCCAATCATTGGTGCTCTGAATCGCCGGCGACTGAACTGCAACGGCTGGAGGCTCTTCCTTTACAGGCTTGGGCTTCGGCTTAGGATATAGCTCTTCAAGCTTTTCAATGAGACTGTCACTGATTGTATTCATATTACATGAAGGAATCTAATGAGTTGCTTTTGGGTAATAGATTGCGCGTCATTGCTTCGGCTTCAATCTTTGATTTAATGACGGGAGAGATGAGTTTACCAATGTCCAATGGGTCGATTTGCTTCTCTTCACAATAATGAAGAACTGCTTCCATATAGGTCATCTTTTCATCAATAACCAATTTTTCAATGATGGTTGCAAGACTTTGTTTCGTGAGGATATTATCGAGGAGCATGGTGTTATTAACGGTGAAGTTCTACGCGTTGGATACGGTAGTTGGCAACCTCTTCAGGAAGGTTCATGTCCTTTACAATTTTGGCACGTTCGGGAGAATTGTCGGTTTCATAGTAGTACATGATACCATATACAAAATGGCTGTTCTTGTACTTATTAAAGTTGAGGAGCTTTTCAATCTGCGCCTCAAACGGCATGTCCGAATAGAATTTCGGTGACGGATTCATGTCGCTCTTGACTTCAAGAGGATACAATTCATTCAGTTTATCCAAGACGGATTTCTTGCTTCCGATGATGACGGTACTCATACGAGCAATCGCCATTACATCTATTGGTTCTTTTTCAGGAGTGTCCATAGTTTTTTAGATTGATACTAACTTGTACTTCTTACCGTCAATCTCGACGACCTTGCCTTCACACGAGGGCTTGGGTTTGATGTACTCGTTAAATTCTTCTTTGGTCATTTCTGCACCATTAACATACCAGTCTTTATCTCCGTCGGCATATTCAATAGCAGGACCATCTAAGCGATGACGTTCACCATCAACATACCATTCTTTATCACCATCGGCGTATTCGCAAGCAGGACCATCTAACCGATGTAATTTATTATTCACCCACCATTCTTTATCACCATTACCACCTTCTAGAGCGGGTCCGTCTAGGCGATGGCGTTCATCTTTATCGTTGAACCATTGAATGTTTTTATCACAGTCGACCGTTACTTTGTAAGTTTGCATAATTTTAAAGGATTCTGAGGAGCACAATGTCACCATTGATGCGCCCATTTGGTTTTGCAATCTTAGTGGTGAGTTGAGTCCACGCTTTTTCGAGTTGTTTCTCTGTGCTTCCGACGGCAATAGGAATGAATTCATCGGGCTTGCGGAGACGAATGCAGCGGGAAGACACCTCATCATAGTTCTGGATAGTGGTACCCTTGATAGTAAACCCAGTAGTCACCGTGCAAACATAGTCAAACAGTACCCGGGTCTTCACATTAAAGGCAAGGAGGCGATAGGCTCCCACAATCCGAATAGGATTGATGGAGGTAATCTTAAACTCCTCACTGTGCTTGAGGTACTGGAGCTTGGCAATCTGCTTTGTGGCAGCCGTGGGTTTCTTCTCACGTGGAGCCTTTGCCGCTTTGACACTCGTCTTAAACATCGTTAGATCGTCGACCATCGATGATAGTGCATCAATACGTGCGAGCATCTGCTTCTTGGTATAACAGCTGTATGCTTCAGCAAGATACTCGCTGGCGCCGGTCTGGGCATCACTCATTTCCTTAAGTACGTCTTGAAGGTATTCTTCCACAAAGGTACACGCAGCCGCAGGGAGTTCATAGTGCTGCATTGATTTGTAGATGGATAAACACTTTACCTCATCACCCGACTTGCACCATTCATCCATAAGCAGCTCAAGGTCCATAATGATTGTCTTGTTGCACTTTGCCCGAAGACGATCCATGGGAGAAATACCACTTGGTTTTTCGGCTACGATAGTTTGCACGGTATCCTTTTGCTTTGTTTTCTTACCTTCGATGATGGCGTTTGCAATGGCTTCTTTTACAAAGATATCGCAGGGTTCAACCTTAGCCGCATCCTCGCGAAGTGTCTTAAGATACTCATTGATTCCAGGATGAATTGTTGGCATACCTTTATTGAGACACGTGCAAAGTGCACCGGTGGTCATACCAGGAAAGTAGTCGGGTGCAGCTTTTACTGCTGAAATGTCTTCCTTGGTATAGCCATTGTTACCCATCCATTCCAGAACGGCGGGCTTGGTGTCCTTTGCCGTTAGGTAATAGTTGTAGAAATTGAACAACCGAGAATACTCCTTCCAGAATTGTTCCACCGGCCAGGTCTCCCAACCATCCCAGATTGGTTCTTCGCCGGTATAACGAGAGTCGACCGCAGCAACGCCATTTCCCGACTTGCGCCCTTTCTTGCGGTTCTTTGCCGCAGCAGCTTTCAGAATGTGTTCGACAGACATATTAGAGGGTCTCGATAGAGGTAACGGAATCAACTCGGAACGAGCGCCAACCATCATTCTCAATGTCGTAGACGCGAACGGCATCTTCCGACAGATTCAGCTTCTTCTCACCCTTGGGCCAATGGTCCTCTGGAATAAAACGAGCATCCAGAGTTCCGCGGAGTGCCCGAGCCGTACCATCAACCTTAGTAAAGTTGATCAGTACCAGCTTATTATTTTGCAGCGTATCCTTGATTTCAACGTATGTGTATTTTTTCATTATGTAGATATATTAAAGTGAATTCAGTCAAATGTAAACAACAAAAGCATCGTTTCAAAGGAGCCTACTCAAAGAAGATTCTTTATAAAAGATAAACCACCATAAGTGGTCGTAATTGATCGATGATCTACTTCTGAGTGAAAGTAAGCTCTTTTGAAACGATGCTTTCAGAGGTTATTTATTACTTTAGGTTTTTGTAATCTGATATTAGGCCATTACTAGCCGATATTTCACACCATCTACCTCAACAAACTTACCTTCACAAGATGATTTTGGCTTGGGTTTAGTGTATTCGTTGAACTCTTTTTCGGTCATTTTTTTATCATCCACCCACCATGCTTTATAACCATTGGCACATTCAATAGCTGGTCCATCAAGGCGATGGAGTTTACCATCAATATACCATGATTTAGAGCCATCGGCACATTCAACAGCAGGACCATCAAGGCGATGACGTTCGCCATCAACATACCATTCTTTAGAGCCATTAGGCCATTCAAAAGCTGGACCATCAAGGCGATGAAGTTCCTCTTTATCGTTATACCAACGAATGTTTTTATTTTCGTCAACAGTTACTTTATAAGTTTGCATTTTATAGATTATTTAAGGTTTTTGTAGACCTTGGCCCAATAGGCTTCCAGATTCTTTTGCTTGGTGTCCGAAATCGGAGCCGCCACACGGCGCCAAGAACTACCGCCACCGTTCCAAATAAAACCAAGCTCTTTTTCGGTTGCTTTACGGTTCATGGTTTTTTCAATGTGTTTTGAGTAGAAATTCAGAACGCCTCTGGCGACCTCCCGAGAGGTAATTTCGTTGAACATGTCCTCGTGTTTGTAATTCTTACCGGTGATGCGGTTAAAGTCCTTGACCATCACATCATGAATCTGAAGGATTCCAAAGGCCTTACCGCTGTCACCGATGGCAGCAGCGTTACCGTTGCTTTCGGTACGAACCAGGGCTTCCACCAAGCGGTCGATATTTTGACCCGAAACAGTCGCGGTAAGAGCAAGAATTGCCAGGATATGTTTGACTTTCATTATGATACAATCATAAACAAAACCATGTAAAAGTAAATCAAATAGATTGTCCTAAGTGATTGATTAGCAACAACCGTTGTTTTTAGTTACGATCGAAGCCGGTGAAAGCCTGAACCATAGGGTTCCAACACACATCCATCTTCATCTGAGCAAATTCTAATTGAAAGGTCACCGTCCAAGTATTGAATCTTGGGTTGCTGAGTTTGCCTTTTCGAATGACGGTGGCCTTAACATCGTCACCCATAGAGTAAACAGTGATTATGTCGCCGACATTTGGATTTGGTACGTTATTCATTATGATACTATCCTACAACATTCCATCAAAAAGTAAATCAAATAGATTGTCCTAAGTGATTACCAATCAACAATCATTTAGAATTTGCACGAAAAACACCATCCCAGAGCGGTCCAGGATCGGCTTTTTCGAGGTCATCTATACGTTCTATCATCATGTCGTAGTAATCACTTAGAAAAGTCATATGTGATTTTAGATCAACGGCTAATGCACGTGCCTTGGTCCATTCTCTGGCACGGTAGAAATCGAGAAATTTGTCGTGGGAATCTGAATAGACGCGTGTACCCTTATCAAATACCGTATAAATCTTCACGCCTTCCTTCTTACCCTTTACCGCGATGCAATCAAGTTCCAGCGTGGGGTACACGTCCTTCACATATTCTCGGGTGATGGGACCAATTACAAATTTCACGCCGTACGGTTTCGACTGACCTTCCAGGCGAGAGGCAAGATTCACCGAATCTCCGAGGCAGGTATAGTCGAAGCGTTGAGTTGAGCCCATATTACCCACAACAACGGTACCAGTATTCACGCCAAGACCCATTCCGAATGCAGGAATACCTTCCTTCATTACCTCATCGTTAAATGCCTTGAGACTTCCCAGCATTGTAAGACCCGTTTCAACTGCGTGTAAAGCATGGTCTTTATCGTCGAGTGGTGCGTTCCAGAAAGCCATCTGAGCATCACCAATGTACTTATCCAGGGTCCCTTGACTGTCCAGAATGGCCTGTGTCATTGCCGTCATATACCGATTCATAATCTTTGTGAGACCCTGAACGTCTTTCCCGTAGTGTTCGGAGATTGCGGTAAAGCCACGAACATCGGTAAACATAATGGATAGTTCTCTTGACTCACCACCCAATTGTAGAAGGTCGGGATTCTTTTGCAGTTTCTCAACCATGGCCGGAGATAGGTACGTGCCAAACTGTTTCTTGATCTGCTGTTTTAATTTAAACTCCATGACGAACCGCATGAAGAGTGAACCTGCCCATACAAGGGATGACGTACCCACAATCCAGGTATAGTCCGCAAGGAGTCCTTTATCGAATAAATGAAAGCCGTAATAAACGGGAAGACATACGGCAATAAGATAGATGCCAAGATTCAAGGCATAGCCCAAAAAGGAGATTGCTCCGATTAGAATAAGTGCTGCGCCTACGCCGATTGCAATTTCATATAGATCAAACTCTGCTGGGCGTTCAAGTCGGTTACCATCGAGCAACATCTGAAGAGTCTGAAGGCTGAGTTCGTGTCCGTACGCCGTACCCAATGGAGTCGCAACGGTATTTGCAAGCCCCTCGGCCGTAAGGGCGATCACTACAATCTTGTCCTTCACGTGCCATTCATCATCGGTGTATGGAACTGATTTAAAGGTATATTTAAAATTGATCCAGACCCGACCATTGCCATCGGTCTTAATTGGAGAGGTACCCGGAACTCGAATGGCAGACACACCCGATTCTGTAACCTTGACCTGGAAGCTGGGTTGATCGCCAAAGACACGGAGAATTTCCAGTGGCATTGTGGGATACTTTTCCTTTTCAATCTGAATCATGAGCGGTAATCTACGCACCACACCATCAAGCTCCGGAGCCGTCAGCAACATACCCACGCCCGCGGAAGCCTCACCGATTTCCTTTAAAGGTCCGATCGCCGCTGGGTAATCAAATAGCCAGTCATCCGTGGTGCCGCCGATTGTTGCAACGCCTCTTGGAATTGGAACGCCCTTACCCTTTAATGAAGCTGATTGGCCTGTAATGACGGGCGACTGACTCAGCATCTCAACGAATTCTTTATCTCCACCCAAACGGTCGGGTTCCGCAAAAATGATGGGTAACACAACACCGGTGGCGCCTGACTCCATGGCTTTTCTGATTGCGCCTGCCAGTTCGGTACGCTTCCATGGCCACTGTCCGTTCTTTTCCAATGCCTTCTCATCAATTTCCACGATCACAATGTTATCCGATACCACCTTGTCCTGCTCTCGTTGATAATAATCCAGACCCTTGAGACGCATTACCTCAATGGGATATGGGTTGGTAATACGGAGACCCACAGCAACCGTGAGAAGCATAAGACCAACAAGAAGGATTCTGAATGTGTGTTTGTTCATTTCTGAATGATGTTTACCTTAAGTTTATCTCCGAAGTTGAGTGGGTATACCGTAGTACCATTGGAGTCGGTAATCTTAAATGTTGCGCTTGTGTCGGCTTTTAATTTATACTGAATAGTCCCTTTGGATGTCGAGAGATTCATTATAGCGTTTGTACCGTCGGTTGTAAATCCATTATTGACGGTGGCGGTGACAATAAGAGTGGGTAATGTATTTGTCGGTGTTGCAACGGTGACCTCTGGATTCTTGGAGATAACCTCTGCTACGGCTTGCAGTATTTCTGGTTGCATTGCCTTTACATCAATAATGGCGGTTTTAGTTTCCTCAATAGGGCTTTCTTCAGCCTTAACCTGAGTAGCCGCACTAGGCTCGACCTGAGAAACCGCAGTAGGGGAATCGCTCTTGCCGCTTGATTTTTTGTTTGGTTTATCATCTACGGAATCCGATGTATTTGCCTGCGTCTGTTTCTTTGCTTCTTTGACGGCACCAGTGACGGGTTTTGGAGTTTCAACAAGAATTAGATTATTGATTTTGCTTTCATCCTGGAAATTAAGTACAACGGGATTTGTAGGAATTGATTGCATAGATGAAATAAAGGTCGCCTGATATGCCTGAGTCATAAGGACACTACCCGCTGCATTTGAAACCTCGATCACACCTACGATGCCCGGTGTCGCGCTATACTCGGGGCGCGAAGGTAACAGAATGACAAGACTCTTACCATCCTCCGAAACCGTCATTGAGAAGTCGGTACCGCGAACAGAAATCTTTGCCGTAGGAGTTTGGACCTTAATGTTTTCTCTGCTGTTCTTTGCAATCATGCCCGACGCATAACGAACGGTACCAAACGCCGTCTTCATTCCGACCTTACCCTTACCACTTGCAGGATCATACACGAATTCATCAATCTTGAGCTTCGAGAACTCGGTTATCTGCATCAATGTATTATCTTCAAATGTAATGGATACCCGAGCCTTTAATGTCTCAATGGTATCATACTGTTCTATCTCGGTTCCGATCTTACCTTCCAGCCTATCATTACCACGAACAATCTGAGTGGGTCCGGTAACCTCGGTCAGTTTTCCGACCGAGGCACCGGCTTCAGATACAAAAATAACCGCAATCAAAAACAGTACTGCGGCTATGCGCATACATTAGGGAGTCGGAGGCGAGATAGTGGCAGTTGGATTTGCTGCACCATAGTTCGATGTACCCGTGGTCATAATCGGAGCAGCAGCCGTTGTGGTCTGGATAATCTTAACGGTATTGTTGCTACCAGTTAAGCTATAGACGAGGGTCTGTTGTTCCACACCAGCCTGATAGACGGTGAGGTTGTTCGTGCTACCCAGGATGGTAATATCTTGAAAATGCCCACCTTTCTGAGTCGACGCGCCGACGCTTCCGATCTGAGTAGATTTAACAATGTTTGAATTACCAGTAATGTTGTAATCAATCCAGTTGTATGAAGCATTTTCAAATCCTAATTTCAGTGTATTTGAGTTACCAACTACGTCGATGGTCACATCGCTGTTCGCAATGGTCGCCTTCGATGTATCAGTATCAGAGGTGTGATCGACGCTTACATCCTTATTCACAGTGAGTGAATTTGTGTTTCCGACCAATGACACATTGAATGTATTGCTGGCACCGTCCATGAAGTATTTCTGAGTGTTCGCATTACCGGTAACAACTGAAAGTAAGCTCAGGTTGTTGGCTCCGATAATAGAAAAATCAGTATTGTTGTTGTCTCCCATCTGGCGTGTTTCAAAGGTGATATTGTCACCCGTAATGTTGCTTGGTGTTCCAGACGAGCCAATTTTATTCAGGCTACCGACCTGAATAAGGGTTGTGGTACCCGCGGTTGTGATCTGATTGACATAGATTTGATTCTGAGCAAAGGCTGGAGTGAATAGCATAAGCCCAAGAATGAATCCTAGTATTAGTTTTGTTTTCATTTCTTTTTAGCGTTATTGTTGGTTGCGTCTTTGAATTGCCAAAGACCTGCTGTTTGCCCCTGCTTAATAATTTCAATTACTGCCTGATCAATAGCGCTCCGTACGGCAATGCCATTCGGTTCATTTGCAGTGAGACCAAGTTCTGATTCAATCGGGGTTGTTCCGTGATCATAAAATTTAAATAAATTGCCCGAGAGGGCAATGCTCGTAATGGTTTTAGTAACAGCCACGCTCAGTAGGACCTCTCCCGTCTGAACGCTTACAAATCTCAGTGAGACCGTTACTACGTCCTTACGATATTGAGTGCTGCCGGAGATACCAAGAACACTGGCGCCCGCGCCTCCCGTAAGGATATTGCTATCATATCCGATGATGCCGCCTTGCGCTATAATGCCGGCAAATAACATCGGGGTGAGTTTCTCGGCGTCTTTACCGAGGAAAGTTTCTCTTGTCTGTGAAATAAGTTGGCGTTCCTTAATGATGTCATCAAGGCTTGCACGTTCAAGTACCTGAAACCATGCGCCATTACTTGCAAGACGTAATGCATCTATGAGCCAGCTCTCCGCGCCCTGCGTGACGGCAGAAGAGAATGTGGCATAGGCGTCTGCGGTCTTTCTCTGTCCCGTCTTATCCGCAAAGCCATAGACTGCAATTGTCATCCGAGGACCATCAATTGGTGGAAGCTCCGATAGCTGCTTTGCCAATGGGGATATCTGAACCTTGGGTATCTCGAGAATGGTGGGCTTGGATGGTACCGAAGCACAACCCCCGATCAACAGAGACAGTAAGAGTATGGAAATAAATTTTACCATTGATCAGCCGCCGGCGGGTTTCAATGTTCCCACAGGAACCTGAATCGTTGTAGTATTACCGGTTGCAGGATCAACAATGTAAAGAGTCACCATATCACCATTCTTTTGCCAGGTGACTGTCGATCCACCCTGAAGATTAATGATACCAAAGTTGGCTCCATCCGAGTTAAAGATGGCATCCGTGACCTGAGATGCTAGTTGAGAATAGATTCGAGCCTGCAGGTTATTAATGAATGCATTGAGCGGTGTATTTTGCGCCGCCACTTTTGCAGTTTCAGCGTCTGCTTTTGCTTGATCTTTGAATGATTGCTTTCGGGTGCGTGCAAGGTTTTCAATGGTGATTTGATGAGAAGAAAATCCAACGCCGTTAAACATTGGAGACTTAAAACCATGCACCATATCCGATGCAAAGACAACCTTAAACAGGAGGGTGAGGAGTAGGAGTAGGAGCAGGTTTTTCATTGTTGATTGATGCGGTTGGTACGACATGCGGACCTCCGCGTTGCATTTCGATGGCTGTATTAATCTTTTGCTCTAATCTAATTAGATCATTATCAAGCATACGAATTCGGTCAATCAACGCAATCATAGTTTTCTTTGCTTCCGACAGCTCAGAATTAATGTTCTCCGTCACAAATTTCCAAACAAAGTAAATAAAGTAACCCATACCAGCGGCAGCCATCATTGGCATACCGTACTGGTTGATCATCTGTTTTAATTCAATAGGATCCATAGTTTAATCCTTTCTGGCATCCGTCTTACCATCACTGCGTGCCAGACGTTCAAGGTCGACGCGTAATCCGAAACGTGATGAGATGAGTGCATCAATACGAATAAGGTCATTATTCATTGTACGCACACGGTTGTTCAACATCCCGGCAAGACCATTTAATGATTTTACATCATCCACAACTCCAGCAAGGATATACTTGAGGAGAATGACAATGAAGACGCCGCCAGCAATAACTGCTGCAACAGAGAATCCAAGGTCCGCAAATGATTTCAGTGTTTCAAAACTCATTATCCGTTTACAATCTTAGAAATCTTAGATTCAAACTCTTCGATCTTTTTAATACGGTTGGGCCATTTAATGTATTCCTTCTCGGGGTTCTTCTTCAGATTCTGGAGGAGTGGAAGGATTGCTTGGTATAACCGATTCAATCTGTCTTCATGATGCGCAGCAGCCTTCTCGGCTACGTCAACTTGTTTTGTTACGTCAAGTTCATCTTCGGCGATCGTTGTGAAACCAAAGTCAAAGGGATCTATAGAATTATTTGTTGCCATGGTAATAAGAGTGTAAATAAAAATGCTACCTCATCAATAAAGACAAGGTAGCATTCAGTATTGCTATTTATAAAATAAACAGTTTGTAGTATTACAGTATTTGAATCCTATGAGACATTATGTTGAATAGAGATACATTATAACGTATCTATGCAGTATGTAAACAATAAAGCGCCGTCGTATTACTTAGTTTTAATGAATGAGCTAGCTTCTACAGGTTTGAATATGTTCTTGATACCGCGTGTTTGAATGGCGCGAAAAACGAAATATGGCCACCAGATGATTTTTGGAATCTTGACGACCTTAATGTTGGAGTCGGTAATCACAGGAACCTCAGCGTCCCAGACTTTCAGCACGAGTGGTTCGCCGCTCACAGAGTTGGTGAGGTTGATTTTACCGTTACGTGTTGGCGGGCGACCGATGTACCAATAGTTGTCGTATTGGCCAAATTCAATATCACAGTCGGAGCCCGATGTCACGAATGATACCTCATTAATTGAGTAACCATTGACTGAACCCTTGATGGTAATGCCATTCTTGCGTGGAGCCAGGACGGTATTGTTGAACGTATAGTTTGAACCTCTTACGGCATCGATGCAGTCTTCCTTGCCGCCTTCAATGGTGCAACCATCGACAACAACATTGGTGCAATTGGAGAACTTAAGGACATCGGAGGTTTGAGTCCAATCATCCGGCGCAATGACCCGATTGGAAATTACTGTTCCGTCCTCACCAGCGTAGGACTCTAGGTTTTTATCGGCAGCCATGGTTAGAATGATACTGGCACCATACGAAGGTTAACAGTACCGAAGATGTTTTCGGCTGGTAGTTTTCTGACAAATACAGTTTCGTATGAACGAAGGGTGAAGCTACCAGTGATATTTGCGCCAGCATCTTTTACAAGAACAGAAGCATCGGCATTCGTGTTATTGTACACCCGAATGAGAGTCTTTCCACTGAAATTTTCACCGCCGGTTCCTACTGCAACTTCCTGTGATAATACTTTGAGAATTGTTGAGACCATAGAATTAATTGTTTGAGGTTAAGTCTATCTATTTATAAACATCGGTCGGTTATAAATAGGGTTATGCGTTTTGTCGTTTCATTATTATTTGTAATGAGTCTGACTGGTTGCAC